CTCAACGTATTGTTGAGGTGCTGGTGGTTGCGTTTGAGTACTAATGTAATCATCTACAACCTTACGAAGTTCTCCTACCTCAGAAGACTGACGACCCAATAGCTTTTCAGCTTCTTGGTGCATCTGTACAACTTCTTCTAGAGACTTATTTTGGTACTTCTCTGGTAGGTTTAGTTCTTCTTGAGGTTGCTCAACTTCCTCTTGGGGTTGTTGAATCTCATCAACTTCGTTTTCAATGGTGTCCACGTTGTCCTCTTCAGGCTGTGGATCAAGCATCATAGCTTTTGACATAATTAAACTCCGTGATTATAATCATTGTGGAGATTTCTTTCTACCTGCTTTTTCGTGTTCTCGTACCCACTTCATGTGCTGACCGGGGAAGTCCCCAGTAGAGCCATCAAGGTGAAAAGACGGGGCAGATACCATTCTTGTAGAGGGTTCGCCACAGGTTTTGCACCTACTTTCTGTGACGTTATCCTTTACAAATTCTTCTGTGACATGTCCGTTAGTACAACGGAAGTCGTAGATTTTATACATCTACTGGGCCTTCTTCTTCTACTTCAGCTTGCTCTCTGGCAACCTCTATAGTACCCTGTAGATTGATTACTGTTGCAAAAGCAGCTACCTGACCTTTACGAAAGAAGAGATCTTCTACGTCTTTTACAGTCTGTATATCTGCCAACTGTTGTGCGTTTGTGGAAAGCTCTTGCAAGAGTTGTTTGAAACCTTCGTGATTGAAGAGTTCGTTGTAGTTGTCGAAGTAGGTTTCAAGCTCTGGAGTCATAGTTTCCTCTAATGTTGTTAACTATAGTTTTATTATATCATACTTTTTAGCAGTTGTCAAGCATTTCTTGTAGATTTCCTACGTTTGCCTGAAGCAGTAACTGCATGTGCTATACGCTTAGGCCCTGTCTTACGCCTTGCAGAAGAAGCCTTTTCAGCTTTAGTCATCTTAGCCGCAACAGCCTTAGGACGACAAGAGGGGTACGGACGTTTAGACTCACCCTTCTTTGCAGACTTACGTCCACAAGGTTTGCCTGTCTTAACGTCTACCCACTCCTCCTTAAACCACTTCTTGAGGGCAGCACCTTTCTTACTTTTTCTTACGGCCACTTTTGTTACCCCAGTTCTTAGCGCCGACTTTGCGGCATTTGGCTACAGCACCAGAGGCGTATGCAGAAGGCCAGACCTTGTATCTGGACTTGACCTTCTTTGCACAAGCGTCGTTAGCTTTCTTAGTTTTAGCTTTAGGCATGGTTACTTACCCTTTGGCTTCTTTACTTTCTTCTTTTTACCGCCGTATGCGCTGCTTCCGTATCCCATGATACTCTCCTTACTTTTTGTGAACTTTCTGGACTTCAAAGTTTGCAGATTTAGACGCACCCTTGTGTGGTTTGTAGCCGTCTGCAGGGTCTTTCATTAGTTTATAACCTTTGCCACTCTTCATCCAGTGATGGCCTTTAGGTGCATTGACTTTCATATTATCACCACTTCTTACACGACCAGTATCGTGCCGTTAGTTTACTAGGTGGATTAGTGTCACACTTGTGACGTGCTCTGAACGACTTACGACGTGCAGGCTGGTCTTTCTTAATAGTCATCTTAGCGTCACCAAAACGAATAGTCTTAGTCTTGTCGCCTTCCTTGGCTACTACTACAAACTTCTTCGTTGGATGACTAGGCGTCCGCTTTGGCTTGTTGTACCCGCTTACGCCCGCCCGTGCTAGTTTTGGATCCTTGGACTTTGGCATTACTGAGTTCCTCCACCTTGGTTTCCAAGTGGTCCACCTTGGTTTGTAGGTCCGCTAGGTGTTGGAATGTTCCGTGGAAGTGGTTGTGGACTTGGTTGAGTAGGAGTTGGAGTTCCCGGTCGGTTAACATTTGTTTTACCTGCTATCTGCTTTTCTTTGAGGAGAGTATCAGCCACTTTCATACGGCGTTCAAACTCTTTATCTTCTGCGTCACCTTCACGAAGGTTTCGGGTGACAGCGTTAATACGGTCGATCTCAAGCTCCATAGGCACTGCCTGAGCCTCTGCAGACAGCTTGGTAGCCCTTGCAGTTGATTCCTGTGCCTGAGCAGCCAGAGCAGCCGTCTGGGACTGCTGGAACTGCATTTGCAACTGTTGTGCTTGTTGCTGCATTTGTTGTTGCTGTGGGTTAGGTTGCATAGCTTGTTGCATAGCCGTAAGAAGCTCTTCACGGTTAGACAAGTTCATGTTGTCAATAATGCTTTGAATCAGTGTATTGTACAACGGTGAGTCTTTTTGCATAGTCTGTAGTAGTTGTACAAGCTGAGTTACTTCGTACTCCCTAGCAATAATGCCTAGAGTAGAACTTGCGTTAAACTTGTAGTCTGCTACAGGATAGTTCTCAGGGTCAAACTGCATGTACCTATAGGCTGCTTTCTTGACAAAAGGTATTAAGAAAGACTGCTGGAAGTTAATCAGTGTCCGCTTGTGACGTTTAATAATAGCGCCAAGAGACATACTAATCCCAGCGGCAGTAGCCTCGCCATTAACACTACCAGCGATTCCTGCTGAGTCCACTGCTCCGGTAGCTTGTTGTACCATCTGCTGCAGTGCTCCGGCTTGAGCAAAAGTAATTTGGTTAACATTACCAAAGTTGAACGGTTGAAGTACTTCTTTAGGATTTCCACTGGTCAGTATCATCTTTCCGGGGCGTACTTCGGGTTTAGCACCACGAGGTAGCCTAGTTGCGTCAATAGCCATCATAGGATGGATCGTAAGACTTAAAGCGTCAATTCTAGCACGTAGCTCTGTGTCCAAAGCTTTCTGAGAGTTGTAGCCTTTTTCGCACACACCACGACCCCAGAAACGTCCGGGCACTACGTCCCAAGGAAACGCTACTACAGGACGGTCTGTCATCATGTAGGGGTTAGCTTCAGCCTTTAACAAAATGCCGCTGTTGGCGATTACTACGACTGCTTCTACGTACTTTGACTTAGAGTCTTGCTCAGGCCCTAGTTCTTCTGTATCGTCTTCTGTAGCGCTTTTGAGAAGCTCTCGTGGCACTAGACCATAGTACTTAGTAAGACGTACTTTGTCATCGTTGTAGATTGTTATGTCTTGGTCAGGTTCCAAGTCAGTGTCAGGAGCAGCAGGACCAACGTATACGTCACGATATACCCCTTGTTCCTGCAAAAGTTCAACTTGGTGTAAACTAACAAACTCATCTACAGCAACACCCATAGCGTCGTCTACAGACGTTGCTACAGGGTCAATTAGGAAGTTCTGAGGTAGTACAGGCTTAAGTTTAACTTTGACACGGTCAGTGATGTTTACTCCTACTGCTTGCAAGTCTCCACCCATAATAGGCTGAGTAGCAGGAGCCATCTCTTTCATTTCTTCAATGATTATTTCACCAACGCCTGTACCAAAAACTGCTGCGTTAATTAAGCATTCTGCTACTGCTTTACGCACCATGCATTCTTCAAAGTCTTCGGTTAGTTTATTACGAAGAAACTGTACGTCTTGCTTATTGGTGTCACCAAGGTTGTCACTTACGTCAAACCACTTGCCACGCCCAAACGTAGCTTCTTCTAGTTCCGCTACATTAGACTCAACTGCCTGTTGAAGTGCAGGAGAAATAATACGGGAACGCTCAGAGCCACGCTGGCTGTCAGCAGGATCCCATATACCACGCCAGAGTCGGTAATACTCCTCAAAACGCTGTTCATAATTCGACTCATAATAGTCACGCCAATCCTCACATTTGGTAATGACCCAATCCTCAATTGTTTCTTCAACCAGCAAAGGGTCTGTATCGTAAAATTCTGCCATATTAGTATCCTGCTACCACGTCTAAAATTTCGTGGTCCTCAATTTCGTAGTCGTAGTCGTACGCTACATTTGCCAGTTGGTCAATATACGCCAAAGCGTCTATCAAGTCGTCATGCGTCAAAGGATCAGGGAATTGAAACAACTGGTCTAAAAACCTAGAATTCCACTCACCTTTGTTTAATGTAATGTAGCCGTTTTCGAAACGACCTTGTAGTGCCCACATTACTCTGTCGGTCTTCTTTTTATTACCGTGGGTAAGCTCTTCTACTCTGAAGAACATACCGTATCTTTTCTGCATGTCAACAAGCGGAGACATCACAGCTTGTTTAGCAATACCTCTTTCGATTCCGACCGACACGGGACGGTAATCTCTAACGGCCTGAAATATCTTAGCTGCTGTTTCGTCAAGACTCCATCTACCGTATATGATATTGTCAACATACCAACCATGCTCATTGACCTTAACCACTGCGATGGCTGTGTCGTCAAGCTTGGAGTTCTTAGTCTTTTTCTTGTTGACTTCTTCAAAACCTGCCAAGTCAACTGCAATGTAGTAATCTCCTACTTCCGGCTCATCTTCACTAAACCTAACCCAATCCTCTTTAAACATTTCTGAACCACGGGCTTCAAACGACGCCATAAACTCCTGACGAAACGCATAAGAAGACATAGAGCGTTTAGCAATGTCGATTTCACTAGGGTCCAACAACGGGTTATCATAGCTCGTAAAGTGCCAAGCTTTGTACGTAGGGTCATCATCTAAGTCCGCATATTTGTATAGTTCGTAAAAATGGTTCCTTCCCATGGGTGTGCCTATGAACATTGCACAACCCTTTTGGTCCGCCAAAGCAGGTCTCAAGATCTGCTCAAACACCTCTGGTTTCATGTCAGCGTATTCGTCCATGACTAGAAACTTGAGGCTGACACCTCGCATTGTCTCTGGTCTGTCGGCACCTTTGAGGCTAATGGTAGCACCGTTGACAAGCTTAATTTGCAGATTATTAATATGGCTACCAGAGATAACAGGGTGTCCCAGTTCCATAAGGGTTTGCCACATGATGTCTCTGGCTTGTCCCTGAGTAGGTGCGACGTAAAATACATGGCCTCTGTCCGCCTGAAGTGCGTTAACTATTAACATCCAAGCTGCTAACCTAGACTTACCCGTACGTCGCCCAGCAGCTACTATTTTAAATCTTGTGTCGTCTGCCCAGACTTCTTGTTGCCAAGGCAGTAGCTCTATATTAAGATCCATTGAAGTTATTAAACACCGGTGATGCTTCTATTAAATCAAACGTAACTACTACTTCTACGTTCCCTGCACTACCACTAGACGCCTTAATTATGTCTCCGGGCTGTAGAACAAACACAGCATTACCATCAATCAACAGGTTTTCCTTCGAGGATATGTTAGTACCGTTGTAGATATACACGTCTGCCGTGGGACTAGGTTTGTCTACAAACAACGTAATGCTGTTGGTTGAGTTATGTAGATTAGCTATGAACGCCATATTCCAGTGAGCAACGTAACCAGCAGGGATTTCTACAATTGTCTGCGTAGAGGTGTCCGTTAGGTTCTTGTTTTTAGTATACAGCATTAGTACAACCAAAGCACTGGAGTAGTACCCCTAGTGTCCACATGTACAAACGTATCAGCAATGCCCACACCAGTAAAACCAAGGTTCAAAGCATTAGCCACAATAGTGTAGCGGTGGGCGGCATTTGTTATTTTTATGTCAGCCGCAATCCCCTGTGCATGTGTTCCCGGCACTTCCTTTTTTCTTTCAATAGGGTGCTGAGTTGGATGACGGTAACCACTCGTCACCTCAAAGGGGAAGCCACACGCACCCCGCAATTGGTCTAACTTCTCTAGGAACTCTTGTTCCATATTGTTAGTACCAGTGACCTGACAATCGAATTCTTCTCTAGTAAAATGCTTAAGAGTCATCTTCTACTACTTCTCCTTCGATTATATCAGGAGTAGACACTTCAGCAGTGCCTACGCCACTAATGTTGATCTGTATAGCGTTTCTACCGTTGTCTTTGACTACGTCCTTTTCAAAGGCACCCACTGGTAGTATACGGTCCATCACAAGTTTCCAAGCAGCAGCCTGATTCTTATGGTCATGGTCCAAAGCAGCATCAAAGATCGTCTCTAGGACCTTGCGTGACTTTGGACTAGCCAGCATACGAGCTTTGTACTCGTTAATTATCGCTGCGTCACCCTTTGGTCGACCTACTACACCCTTGTTACCGGGCTTTACAGCGGCTACTTCGGACTTCCGGGGTCTGCCACGACCTCTTTTTTTAACAACGTCGGTCATAACATAAATTATCCCTGATTACAACAATAGTATACCATAAGTTTACACGAAAGTCAAGCTATTTTAGAGGTAAAAGCAGTAGAAGTACAAACATGAGTATAATCAACGGCTTACACATGTTTAATTTAGGGGTAATTTTCCTAATTTTACCCTATTTTGTGTCTAGGTAGCTACTACAAAAGTCTAACACATGTCAACCCCTCCCCCGCCCCAAGTTTCTACGCGGGTTTCAGCAAGAGTTGACACAAGGCGCGGCCTATGGTAGCGACCAGAGTTGGCACGAGTATTGCATGGGGCAAATTGGCATGGGATTTGCATGAGTTGACAAGTGTGTGGGCTTATGTTGGTCCCTCTGGTCACAACCTGAGCTGATAAAGTTGGCACGGGTTTTGCTACGCGAGCTATTTATTACACGCGCGCACGCGACTAGCACGGAACAACCAACGCAGTCAATAGTCCAAACGTGTGAAATATTTACGCTTCCAATCTGGGTCTACCTATGGTTTCATACACACATGGCGACGGGGGACAGAAGCCACCCCAAATGAGAATCGTTATCATGACTAAGCAGATCAACTACGGAATGCACGAGCAACTAGAGAACAGCCACCGCACACTGTCGGACGCTGTCACCATGTACGCCATCTACTACAGCGACTGGACAGAGACTCTCAACGAGTTGTCGGAGTACTACGCATCGGACGAATGGAAAGACAGCTTTGACCAGCGAAGCGAGAAGCATCTGGGGCTGGTCCGTCGTCGCAACCACACGATCCGTGAGATTCAGGAAATTGGGGCACAGC